CCGAGGGGCGACGCGACCTCGGCAATCCACACCCATTCGGGCACGAGAAAAGGCATCCCGGTATCGAGGAGAGCAGCCGGGAGAGATACCTGTTCCCCCTCACGAAGGTTGCGGACGTGGATGGCCTGGCTCACAGCCACTACCAATCTCTGACTTGACGCAAAAAAATTCAAACAGCCTAGAAAAGTCTTGACATAATTTACTCTCTTGTGCTCGAATAGCATCATGAAAAAGATGCTCGCAAAGACAACTACATTCTACATCAAATGCTCCGCCGAAGAAGCAGCGGCAATTCGCGCAGTGGTCAAGAAAGAGCAGAGAACGATTCACAATTGGCTGCGGGTTGTGGTGTTCGCCGACGTCATGAAAACAGACCCGAACTTACTCTATCCTCCACTGAAATGCGAACTTTGCGGTGCGTTTATGAATATTAGCGGAACTGGCTACAAAAAGACGCTGGTGGACGAAAAACTACGGGGCTCATAACCAAGATTGAAGAAGTACAGGAGATTTTTAACATGAACAGACGCCAGTTCATTCAATTTCTAACTGCGGCAGTCGCGGTAAGCGCAGCAATGACATCGACCGGTGCTGCGGCATACGCGGACTCTCCTGATTGCAAAAATCCAGAACACCCGGGAGGCACATCCAAAAGGATGCTTTTCCTTGCGCATAAGGATCATGCCCGCGTATTTGGCTGCCAAGCATGCTGGGACAGAAACCGCGTGCAGAGCGTCCAAGTAAAGACCGATCCCGACTACCAACAGGAAGTTCGACGTAAACTCGCGGCACAAGGCCGATTGTTGATGAGGCCCCCTGTAGTTATGCACACTTCTTTGAAACGCGACGAACTAACTGCCGGGCCGTCGTCGATTTTGGCACGATAGCCCACGGGGCAGGCCACGGATTTTTCCAGCGAGCGAGGTCGGCTAGCGTAAGCGCCAGCTTAGTTTCAGTCATCCGTCGACTTTGAATGACACTTTCGCCGGTGTCCATGTCTTGGCACGATATTAACGGGCGGTGTAGTCGCCAACGATTACCAAGGCTGATCCACACTATCAGTCGATTGTCGAATATAAAAGTGATTACGTTGTCGCTACCTTCTCCGATGTACCCCATCGCATGATAGGGAAATATTTCCACGGCGGAAGTGCGCTTGTGGACGTTTCCTGTTTTACGCACGGCGTCTTTTTTCATGAAATAATCCTCCTCGCTATCGTCGATTTTGGCACGATCGACCAATCTAGCCCGTTGATTGTTCCGGCAGCGCCGCCATTGTTCCCCGAGATATCCAGGTGAGCCCTCTGGCCATTCAGGAACAGTTTGACGTTGACTTGAAACAGATTTGATCCCCCCATAGGCACGATGTCGACGCCCTGCGCGCCGAGATTTATTCCATCCAGCCAGAGGTTTGCAACGATTGAGTTGACCATGGCCGTATTTCCGTAGCCAGTCAGCGCAACTTGTTCGTAAAAAAGGCGCTGGCTCGATCCTTCGCCAAAAACCTCCGGGGTACGAAACGACCAGCTAACCGGTGTGACATCCGGCCCATTGCCTGTATCCCAATTGGTGTCGCCGGTCTGCATCCGCTCCACCTGGCCCGTAGTTTTTCCGCAAAGGACGATCGGCGCGCCCTCGCCGCCATTGGTGGTGTTGAGCGCACTGAGCGCCCAGGGGAGGTCCAAAATAGCCCACGCCTTCATCACCAGGTCATAGCAGAACAAGCGGGTCATGAGGCCAGCAGATCCAAGCAGCGGCATCGCACACATATACATAGGGGGGCTAACAGTTTGGGCAGACTGCGCGAGATAGAGATAGCCGATATCGATTGGGACCAGATCGGCTTCGGAATTCACGCCGCCAAACAGGTACGGCCGGATGTCTTCTGAGACCAGCCGGTCGTTGATCCCGTCGAATACCGCAAATCCAAGATGACTGAATCGAACCACGCCGAAGCCGGGGAGGAACTGAATTGAGCGCGCGGCCAGGCAGCCAAGATTGGTCTGCGCCGGCTGGATCTCGAACGACGAGGACCCAAACACGCCGATGACCTGATACGTGGTGAACTCCTTGAACACGCAAAGCGACCCGGTGGGGGAGATTCCAAGGGCCGCGATCGTAAAAGGCTGCAGGCCAGTGATCTGCGTGCCTTCGTTCCTGCCGATAAAAGCGGTGTTGACCGGATTCCACGAATTCGGATTGTTCGAGTCCGACATCTTCAGGCAGGAAGGCCCGTCGATTCCATCGGAGGTATCCGCGGGGGAAGTGTTGGCCAGCCAGAGCGATCCGGCGTAAGTGACCGCATGCGCGGCGCCACGGGGCGGCGTAGAGGCGACAAGAGGACCGTTCGAGGTCCAGATGACCGAACCATCGGCAGTCTCGCTCCCGAGAGCGGTGTTCCACGTGGGTGGGCCTGGAGTTTGAGAGACACCTCCTTGGGTTGCCGTGTAGAAATTACCCGCCCCATCCGTGACCTGAGATCCGGTGATCCAATCCACCGCTGGCTGCCAGTTTGGGTAGGCGGCCTGGAAGGTGTTAGCCAAGGCGGTTGGAGTCGCGGACGCCAGATCGGATGGCAGAAATGCTTGCGGCGCGTATCCGTTGCCGAGGATCAGGATTTCCTGCCCAGCAAACTGGACAGCAAGAGGGATGGGGTTGACGAGGCCGGAAATTCCGCCATAGGGGGAATAGCCGGGGACCGCAGCAGCTAAGTTGTAAGCTGGATCGGCCGGCGAGAGCGAGGCCGGCTGGCGCAGGAGGCCCGCGAACAGGGCCGCAGTAACTCCGAACAGTTGAAGGGTACCAGTCGCCGCATAGAAAATCGAAACTGTGTGGTAATAAGTCGTGTTGATGTTCAGAAAAGACGCACCGGGAGTAGGCACGACTGAGCCAGTAAAAGTGTAGGAGGAAGAGCTGGCGCCGACAACGGTTGCGAGAAGAGAAGCGGCCGAAGGACGAGGCGGAATTGGTCCGCCGCCCGCGGGCACAGCGTAAATCTGATACCCATAAACTCCGGCCACGGGGGTCCAGGTGAACGCGACCGAGCCAAAAGAAGAAGCTGGATTGATGATAGCGACGCCGCCAAGGGCCGACATCGATGTGTGGTCCGCGCCGCCGGCAGAACCGATTGCGACGATCCCGAACGCATATTTTCCTGCTGGATTGGTCGTCGACCCGGAAGGCGTGGCGGTCAGATTGGTGACGTTCGTGAAGGTGGGAGACACAGCCTGTGAGACAGCGACAATGTAAGGCGAATCCGCGTAGCTGAAATTGGTGTAGGCAGTCAGCCACTCCACCAGGGGAAAGGCGAGATTGACCGCAAGCGCGTACTGGCTGAGATAGGAAGAACCATCGGCAATCTGGAGAGACCCGCGGGTGGTAAAAAGCAGGTTGGACATGCGGGAGAGGGAGCCAGGCGGCTGGCTTAAAGGTCCCGTCGCGGATACTAATTTAGCGAACTTCCGTTGGCTTATGGTCTTCGCACTCATGGAAGAATCACGCCCCCAAAGTAGCCTCCGAGACCAGAAACTGTCTCAACGCCCGACGCTCCTCCCGCCTGAATTCGCCGCGGGTTCATCACTGATCGATTTCCCTTGATACCGTTGCACTTCTCCGCCAATTGTTTCAGCAGCGCTTGCTGGCCCTCGACGTCTTGCTCAGCTCCTTTGAACCGGCTGGCCAAGTAATCTTTGAGCGCATCGATCCAAGCCGGCGGCAATCCCAGTTGGTTCATCGCTTGGCCCTGCGTATAGTGGGTGGGGTAGCGCAAGCCGGTCAAGTAAATATTGCACTCAAGGACCTGGGTACCAGAAGGCCACGCAGTCGCGAAAGTGCCGCCCATGCCACGAGTGACAGGAGAGAGCGAATTCGAGACGTTGCCGGAGTAGTACACCAATTCACAGGCGGATGGATCAGCGGGATAGGGTCCGATCAGCGCCAGCCCAAATCCCAGCACCCACCCGGACGAGCCCGGCGTGTACGGAATCGTTGTGGCGGTGGCAGACAAAGCCCCGTTCAAAGTGCCGTTTCCTGAAGTCCTGCTCGACTGCGGATAGAATTCAACCTGCTGAATCACCGAATCCTGGTTCAGCACGCCGGTCCCCGAGATACCAACCACGTTACTGTGCCGGAACACATCGGACTTACTCCCCGCGGTCATTGGCCAGCCGTCGAACCATTGATTGTCGATCTTGCGCCAATTTGAGATCAGTTGGTACTGAGCCCGGCCGGCGGTCGACGGGATGCCGGTGATGTCTCGGATGCCCTCCGTCATGCCGGCGATCACGTCTAATCCCTCGTTTATCCATCTGTACAAGGCCGCGGCTGACAGCGCCGTGCCGTCTGTGTCCGGCAACCAGGCCGAAGATCGGCTGGGATCGAACCCCGGAGTAATTCCAGCAGAGGATAGAGTGAAGGGAATCGAGAACGCACCGATGCCGCCGGCGGGAACGGTGTAAGAAAAGTAGCGATCTTCGTTGCCCGCGCCGCCAAGGGTGAAATAGACACGGATCGAAGTGGCGAGAAAAGAGCAGTTGCCGGTGACCGTGAATGTTGAACCGATGGCGCCGTTGGTTAAAGCGACCTCAGTCGAAGGGTTCGACTCGCCCCAGGGAGTGAGTTGAGTGACCGTGAACCAGATGGATGTCGATCCCGTAGGAGATAGCGTAACGGCGACAGAGGTCGGCGCGGAGAGATTCTGCGGGGGATCTGCACTTTGTTCGCGCAGAGCCATCAGGACATCACCGACTAAGGACCATTGGCTCATTCAGCCCTCCTACAAAAAAGAAGCGGGCTGCCACCGGTCAGTGTGGTAGCCCGCCGACGATGGTGCAGCGCGGGGCAATAACTGCTCGAGCCCTTGGCCTAGACGAGCGAGACTTCTGCGTCGATCGGAACCAGTGACGAAGTTCCGGTGGACAAGCCCACGTTAAAGAGCACCTGTGTGATGCTCACGTCGGTCTTGAACTCGCCAGTGTAATCGGCATAGCCGCCGGCGGCCGCTACAGGAATTGTGGCGACAGTCCATGTGTTCGTGCCGTCGGTGACCTGAACGGCGAGCGAAAGGACCGAAGTCGAGGTCGCGCCTACCAAGCGCAGGTGCCACTTGCCTGACGTCGGAGCTGGGCCGCCACTGACGTTGAACCCGGTGCCGCCAGTCACAGGCGTGGTAGCGGTATTGCCGATGATGATCGTGACGGCAGAGGTATTGGAAGTGCCCGAGCTGGCCGACCCATAGTACGAAGGCGAGCCGAACCCCGGCATGCACTGTGAAACTGGATTTGCAAAAGGTAGCGCCATGGTTATTCTCCTTGGGGTGGGGGAGGGTGGGTTGAATCCAGGTCACAGGCCCGGTCTGCCCACCCTGCCCCTTGGCTCGTTAGGTGATCGAGGTGAAGGCGACGTTCATGCGCGGGCTGATGCACGACAGATTCCATGTCAGGTACATGCAGCTCACCAGAACGCGCTGGTTGGACGGCTTCAAGAACGGATCGACGTTGAAGTAATCCGCCTCGTGGAAGACCGGGAAAATGTACTTCGAGTTCAAGAGCATCGCCTGGTTGGCAGTCGCAAAGTAATCGGCGACAGTCACGGCGTTGTTGAACAGGAAGTGATTGCGGAAGCCAACCTGCAGCGCCTCGTCATCCTGCATCCCTTGGCCGAAGCGGATATTGGTGACGAAATTGTTCTTGAACGCCGCGTAAGACGCCCGGTTCATGACGAAGAGATCGGGCTCGTCGTAACCCCAGGTGACAGACTGGTATCCGGGCTCGGCGATGATCGAGGTAAGAGCGCCCGAACTGCCGCTAACGGCAGTCCCCGGCAGCCACCAGGCATTCGCCGAAGACGCGCGGTTGATGCCCGCGATCGTGTTCGTGGTGTACACAACCCACGAGTTCAGATCGTCGACGTCAAGCGAGGTGTTCTGTGGCGAGGTGTGCCAGAGAGCGCGAGAGAGCTTCTGCAGGAAGGAGCCGGAAGCGGTCTGGAACTTCGCCCGGATGATATCCAGGTTGTTTGATCCGCCGCGGTTCAGAATGATGTCGGTGATGGGAATGACTACCGGCTGGCGGTAGGGCTTCCACTGTTGGTTCGCCGGTTGTACGGAATCGACCACGGAGGTATCAAGCAACTGATCGCCGTAGTAGGCGCCGCCGGGGAGTTCTTCCTGATAGATTTCAGGGAAGATCAACTCGCCCGCGCCGAACCGCTTGCCCTCGCGCGTGAGAGCCCAAAACACAGGGCTCGGCTTGAACACGTTGTCGCCGAGGACGGGGACGATAAATTTCTGGGAGATCGCATTGACGGTGTTCGAGAGCTGTACCGGCGGCGATGCTAGTCCCAGTCCAACCACGCTATTGGCCATGGAAAGTTCTCCGGGTCGGGCAAACGGGGGGAGGTCGCCGACAGGGTTAAAGGTTGAGGACGAGGAAAGCAGTAAATCCGCCTTCCCAACGAAATTTGCTACTGCACTGGTCCAAAACTCGCCGAAGACAGAGCCGACTTCAGCACGTCATCGTCCGACATTGCTTCCGACATCGCTTCCTCGAAGGACTTGACTTCCCGAACCTTGGTGCCCTTGGCGTCCATGCGCTCCTTGTAAGGCTGGAACTCGCCCTCGGCGGGCTTGGCCGTCGAGTGCAGCGGATTGCGCGAAGGAGGCGTCAACGTGGCCACGCGGTTCTTCTCCTCGAGGTCCTTGGTGGTCTTCGCGATCAGGTCGGCCTTGGCCGCATCCAACTCGGCCTTCTTGCGCGCATCCCAAGTCAGCCGGTCCACGGCATCTGCGACCTGAAGGAAACCATCCTTGTCCTTGAGCCCATGATCGGAGGCATATTTGTAAGCTGCCTCGTAATCCACCTTGACACCGGTGGGCAGGTCCTTGGTGGACCGTACAAAATCTTCCTGATATTTGTCGCTCAGGTAGCGGCCGACCGAGGTATTGACCACGCCGGTGACCTTGCCGAGCGAATCGGTCAAAGTAGTCTTGAGCGAATCGAACTGGCCAGGAAGTGCATCGATCTTGGCGCGCATCTCGGCCAAAGCCGTATCGCGCTGCGCAAGCTGCGTCTTGAACTCCTTGACCACCGGGCCAAGAAGCGGATCATTTTCGTCAAGACCGAACTCGGCTGCGGCTGCGGTACGAATCTGGGCAGTAGTCGGCGCAGGCTGCTGCACTTGCTGCCTTGGCGGCACGATCTTACCGTCCTCCGCGAGCCAGCCGGCGCGAACCGCTTCCTGGAACTTGGCGCCGAAAGCCAGTTCAGCCTGACCGAGGGTATTCTGACGCTGCTCGATCTGAGATGTGAGGGCCTGACGCTCAGCCACTGGCAGAGCGCGGATTTCGCCAACATTGACCGTAGAGCCGTCCGGCAGGTTCAGCACCATGTCGTCGGCGTACTTCGCATTCGAGAGAATGTCTTTAAGGGCCATGGGGGTAGGTCTCCTTCTTCGCGGCTATCCAGCCGGCTGTGAGCCCATTCCGCTAACCGGCGACGTACCTTGCTGACCGGCCGGATTGGGAATGGCTGCGTTATTGGCAATCGGACCAGCGGCGGCCGTAGTGGCCGCGGCCTTCTCCGCTTCCTGAATGGAATTGTCGAGATACTTGACTGCCTGGGCGAGGTTGCGCGCCACGCCGGGAATCGTAAAGACTGCCCGCGTGTATTGTGTGACCAGGAGCGACTTGGTGGAAGTCAGCGCCTTCACCATCGCGTCCGGATCGGCGCCCTGGAGTTCAGCCAATTGCTGCGAAAGCTGAAGACCGGCTGGAGTGGACGGAGGACCGCCGGGACCGCCGGGACCAGGAGGACCACCGGGGCCTGCTGCGCCCGGACCCGCCTGACCCGTCATTCCAGGAGACGGAGGCATCGGACCGCCGGGACCAGTGGGAGGCCCGCCCGCACCCGGCGCGCCACCCGCCATCTTGCCGATCAACTGCCGCGCCATCATCTGTGCCAAGGCTGGATTTGCTGTACCCACAGTCCGTATCCTCGTTCTCGGTTGCCGAATCGGCTTACTTCTTGTTCGACCAGTACGGCTTGTCGCCGCCTTCGGGAATCAGGCCAAGGGGGTCCTTGACATCGACAACAGGGGTATTGTTGACGTCGGGGCCGGGCTCGTTGCCGGTTCGGCCGACTGTTAGGGGACTCTTGAAAATCTCGGTGTTGAAGTTCACGCCGAAGCCTTCCTTGATCTTAGCCATCGCTAACTGCTCCTTCTGGTACTGGATGATGATGCCTGTTGAACTGCCGAACGCTTACTTCCGCTTGCCCACGCGACGATCCACTTTCTTCGTCATCCTGGGAATTACGCGGCCTGGTCCTCTGCTGCTTTTCATAACTAAATCTCCTCGTTTAGGCTGGGAGCCGAGCCAGAGCATCGCTGCCCTGGCCCATCTCCTGTCTTGCGCATCGAACGCTTTCGGCGGGGCTAGTCCCCCACCAACTCCGCCGAACTACTTGCGAGCGGCGGTGCGCCGACGCCGGGTGGATCGTCTTCCTCCACGAGTAGCCATGCGTACCTCCTTCGCTCCACAGTTCAGCCCCGAGGCCGAACCAGTTAAGGAGACGGGCGCGAAGGCCAGCAGCAACGTCTCCGGGGTGAGTCAGGGCCGGCGAGAACCGCTCTTACGAGAGTTCTTGCCGATCTTGGCACGCATGTCACGCAGGAACTTCCGGGGCTGGCCAAAGTCTTTGACGACGCGGGGATCGGATTTCGAGGGGGTTCCGGCCATCTGGGAGTGGCTCCTTTCGGGAAGTTGACGAGCGACTAGGACGATGCAACCGCGGAAGAATTACTTCCGGCGGGCTGCGGCGCGCTTTTCTTTCTTGGTTTCCTTGCGACGATGGGCCATGATGTTTCTCCTTTTCACACGAGCCGAAGCAGGTGCGATTAGGGAGATGGTAGGACAAGAAGAAGGGAAATGGAATATAGGTTCCGCAACACTAGAACTGGAGAGCAGCACGAATTCTAATAAATATTCTGAATAAACACTCTACCGGAGTGGCTTTTCCCGTGACGAAACTGACAAATTGGAATTCCAAATTCAGCCAGCGTGCCATTTTCGACCCAATCGTAAACGGTCCGTGGCTGACGACCCATCATGCGCGCGAATTCAACTGCGGTCAACCAATGAGAGCGCCAATTGTGCGCAGGAACGCCGCGGGCAGAAGATGCGTGATCCAAAGATTCCTCAATCGGCGTGACTGCGATCATAGTTGCCATCGTTCGTTCCTGCTTTCTCATTTTTTGCCCGACCGAACTTTAGCCAAAGCCTGAAGAGCCTGCTCGGTCTTTTGCTCGTCTGAAACACCTTCAGGATCAGGATAGCCCAAAGTCCGCAAACCGCGCTCAGTCCCGACCACGCCGGCTTTCATCAAATCCGGCGTAATCTTGCGAACGATCGCCTCAGACAACGGCCGCACGCTTGCGTCGTCCAGCGCAAGATCGTAAGTCGAAGGATCGACCTGGCCATTCCAACTAGCCAAAGTGATCCCATCCGGTCCCTTGTATGCCAACGTGCTCTTCTGCTGGTACTTGCACATCGAGTCAAAGAAAAATTCGCCGACGCTTTGCGCCGTCTCGCTCAAGAACCGGCCAGCGAGCTGGAGCAGGCCAGAGGATTGCAACACAGCCGAATCAAACAAATCTGTCGAGACGTTGCCGTCGCCAGGATTACCCTGGCGCGATGCCGAAAACCCGAGGACATCATTCTGCATGGTGAACAACTTCTCAGCAGCTTGAAGAGATCCGGCGCCGATGGCATTGGGCGTCACAACCTGGGGAACCTTCGTTCCCGGCTTGATTGTGCAGACCTCGCCCGGCAGCCCTCCGAATCCGTCGATATCAATCCCTGTGTTCTCGTCAATAAACCAGACACCGTTGTTCATCCGCAGCCCATTCTCAAATGTCTGCGTGAGAAATCTCTGGCCCAGCCGCTGCATATTTTCGGTCATGCGCGTGACGGGAATGCCCCACGGGCCAAAGAGGGGAGGAAGCACGTAATTGGGGAACAGGGGGAACCGGGGCGCGGCCAGGTCACGACGCATCGGGTAAGGATTATCGCCATCCTGGAGAATCACGCCTTCGCACTCAACCAGCCAGCGGCCCTGCGGATATTTCAACCGAACTTCTGGATCGATCAGCGAGGTTGTCGGCACATCCGACTTTTCAACCGCTTCGCGCGTGTAGTCGCGGCAGAAACAATGATTGACCAGGACACGCCATTCACTGCTTTGGGTCTTCGCATTTTGGCCTGGAGACGAAGGCATCGTCGACATCGGGCCGGGGGGTTGATTGACCCCGTACCCGGAATCACCCGAGAACGGTTGGAACCCGCCCGAAGTATGCCGGGGCTTGATCGCCTGCGAAGTGACAGGCCACTTCAACCGGACATCCTCGAGATTCATCCACGTGCCCCAGCCGGCGTAAGAGGGGTTCCACGTGTAGTCGGCGCCGGGATCGAAGAACACGAGCCGGGGATCGATCGAGCGAGCCCACATGCCGCCGCGGGCGCGAGAGAGATCCGGATCAAAGCCCGCCACAATCCAGCCGGCTCCGCAATAGCGCGCCGTCAGGCCCGCCATCAACAGGTGGAGATTCATCTTGCTGATTTGCCACTGGGCCTGAAGAGAAACTTCACGAGCAAGATCGCGCGAGGAAGAAGAGGCTAAGGACGGATCGGCCTGCTGCGCTCCGGAATAAGAGGGGTTGGAAGCACCGGCCGACGGAAACACGTACATTCGAGGCGAAAGATTCGAGACCTGATTCGCCTCTTCCAGCATGATCCGCTGCAGCATCGGGATCGAAAGGGACGGCCGGTAAACCGGGCCTGGAACCATCGCATCTTGCAGATTATACAAATCCTCTGCTGCCTTGGCGAAGTTCTCGCCCAGAGCCTTGTTGCGCGCGGAGTCAGAGGCTTCTCGCCATTCAGTCAAATGCCTCGATCTGGGATCGATGCTTTCCTGCTTTTGAGACTTGCGCGCGGTGCCAATGAATGTGACGTTTCCGATGGCACCCTCCCTTTCCCACCTTATCGTATCACTACTTTAGCGCCTTTTACCGGCACGCTTAGCTTGAGCCTTCTTCACCACGCTGTTCGCTCCGCGAATCGCACGCGCGTCATCACCAGTTCTTTTCAAAATGCTGTTCGCGACGTCGCGCCACTGCTTTTTACGCTTCGGCGACTTGACGCTTTTGTTGTGCCG